TTAACTTACTGATTTTAATAAGCCTCTGGTGTCACTTTGGTGACTATGGGGCATCATTGGGACATAATCTGTCAGCTTCTGATTCAGCATTGCGATCTGTTCTGCATTGCTGTCAGTCATCCATGCTCCGTATACATTGAATACCATCTGGGCACTTGCATGGCCCATCTGGCTGGCAATGAAGCTTGGGTTTGCTCCGGCAGATAATGACCAGCACGCATAAGTGTGTCGTGACTGGTATGCCTTTCGATGCCTGATCCCTGCACGCTTAATGGCTGTTTCCCATGAGTCACCTACAGAATCGACTTTGTAGACAAAACCTACCTGTTCGCTTTTTCTAACCACTTGAGGGTTAAACACGAAAGTACATTCATGGTTCACTGAACGTCCATATTCACGTAGTTGCACCTTGATGTTGTACTGCTTACCCAGTCTTGTCATTTCAGCCTGATTTTTCAGGACACTGATAGCGGGCTGGATAAGGTGCACAACCCTGTTTGTGCTTGCTTCAGTTTTCGGTAGAGTGAACTCACCAAGTTTCGTATAATTGCGCCTGATGGTAATTGTTCCTGCCTTCAGATCGATATCTTCCCAGGCCAGGGAGACCAGTTCACCGTGACGCATTCCTGTGTACACAGCCAATGACCACAGGTTTTTCGTCTGCTGATGTCGGCAAGCATCTATCAGGCGAATAAATTCGTCACGAGTTAGCGGATCTGGCTCTGCCCTGGCTCTTTTAAGAGGCTTAATTCCCTGGAAGGGATTTGCTTCTAAGTAACCGTGATCTGCAGCAAACTGAAACATTCCAGCGATTGTCGTCATGTAATAATTTACAGTAACGACGCTCCGTCCTTTTGCTGCTGCTTTGTTTTTCGTTGAATTCTGATACCCGGTCAGCAAATCTTTCCTGATATACAGCAATTCCTCTTTGGTTACCGATGACACCAGTTTACTGCCTCCAATTTTCGGAACCATCGTTCTTGCAACGGATTCATAGCGATTGAATGCATTTGCAGAGATTTCCATTCGTTTCAGATCCAGCCACTTTTCTTCAAGTTCCTTCACCGTAATTTCTTTTTTACTTACCCCAAAAGCCTGAAGGTTGGGGGAGTCAGGGAACTGTGCAGCATAATCAAAGCTTCCTGTGCGGATGGCAAAACATACTGATGTCCGCAGTTCCCCGGCGATCTTCCTGTTCTTGGCAGTGTCAGGGACACCAAGATTTTCCCTGACACGTTTACCTTTAAAATTAAACCAGATGCGTAATGTGCCGCCGTGGTTTTCGACGCCTGTTGGATATTTGACTTTATCCATCGATACCTCCAGACGCCCAAGAGCGATACGAGCTTACATATTTCATGATATTAAATCACCTGGGTTGTTTGTTTTTCATTGAGGCGACCCAGGCATCTATTGCTTTTCTGTTATACATACATTCACTGGAAGGCTTTGGATTACCGTCTGGTGATACGTGAATATACTCTCTTCCAACCATCCAGCATTCTTTCCGGGCCCGAAGAATTGTGCCTGGTTTGAGCCCGGTAATTGCGATAAGAACGCTTTCACAAACCCATTCATTGGGAGCCAGTTGAATCACATTGCCCATGTATTACCTCACACAACACTCAGCCCACGGCAGTGGCACCACACTTCAAACATTCGTTTCACAATTTCACGACAGTAGAAGCCGTCAACATCTCGCGTCAGGTCATAGCGATTGCCGTAACGCTGGCGCACCCATAGCTCAAACGCTTTATTCATTCTTTACTTCCTTTTCATGGCCCGTAATTTTTTCAGATGAGCCTCCTGCTCTGTTTCTGCCAGAATTTGTCGGTATTCCTGGTGATCAATCCGTTCAAACAGTTCATTGAAATCGTTTATTTTTACTGACTGTGTTCGCCCATCAATTCTTCTGTACAACACAGTGTTGTTTATGCAGCGAATAATTATTACCGGGTAACCGGCACTGTCGGTATACAGTTGTCCCTGATTAATCAAAGCGAACATTTTTTCTCCTGCTCTCTGAATAGTGAGAACTTCAGAGCCGTATGTTTGTAGCGGGTTCAATACTGATAATTTCTGCTGAGATAAGCATCCCGGCAAGCCAGAGCTCTCCGGACAGGTCTTCATCCTGGCATGTCAGTTCGCCAATATTAATGGTGGCCATGATATCTGTTTCCCCTGTACGCTCATCCTCGACTTCTTCATAAGGCAGCGTTGCGTACAGGCTTTCAATAGCGCAACTGATAACATCGAGTCCGGTCAGGTTGCCACCGACAGTGACTTCGAATGTTTCGCGGTATTCCCATTGCCCGAAAGTTAATCGAACGGTTTGTTTCGCCATGCGTCCGCATGACGTCAGATTTGGGTCATAGTTCATTATTTGCGGTTGAGTATTATGAGTGTTTATCTGCTTTTCCCTTAGCCCGACGGCCTGCCGGGCATATTAAGTTATTTAACCTGGATAAATGGTGTATTGGCACCGCTGGTCATGTATTGCGGCAGCGTGCCGTTCCATTTATTGATGGCTTCCAGCTCCATAACACCGGGGTTCTGACGCAGAGCTTCACCGCGTAAACGAATAGCATCGGCTTCAGCCTGGGCTTTTGTGCGAATCGCATCAGCCTGTCCGGCAGCTTCCGCGCGCAACATGTTGGCTTCCGCTTCGCGCTGTTTTACTTCCTGCTCGCGTTGCAGAGTTTTCTGGTTCGCCGTGACTTTGGCATTAATGCTGTCGATAACAGTAGGCGGGTACTCCGGCTTACCCACATATGAGAGGCTTATTACCTGAATACCGATGGGCGTCATTTCTTCCTGAATGTCTTTAAGAGCTGCATCCAGCAGCTCAGACTTGCCGCCGTCGATAAATTTGTCGGTGGTCATTTTGCTGGCCAGTCGGTTGAGTGCGTCGGCTATCTTCTGGCGCAGGTCGGTGTCGGTAATGTCGTCCACGCCTTTGCGGTAGGTCTGAAAGACTGTGGTAACTTTGGATGGATCAACCTTGTAGGCTACTCCGATGTGGTAACCAATGGTTGTTCCATCGCTCATCTGGAAACTGAATGGATCATCGTAGGTCTTCATCTGCTTAAAGGTCGGGAAGATATAAACTTCAGTGTTCCAGCCTGTCCAGTAGCGACCAACACCGACCACTTCACCGACGCCTTTGTCGTCGCCAAGTTTGTTGACTTTGATGCCCACATTACCAGGCTCAACACGATCACAACCGACAAGGCCAATGGCAGGCAGAACAATGGCTAAAGAAAAAATAATTTTTTTCATCTTTTATCCTTAGTGAAAGAAAGCCCCTTATAAATGGTATAAATACATGGCGGGGTTAGAAACGTCAGTGCAAAGCCAGAAATCACCGCTACCGTATCCTTCATTGATATCAGAAACGGGACGAGCAATCCGTAAATACATGCGATAATTGCCAGTGATATAACTATTCTGAAATAAATGTTCATGGTCCTCCTGCTGTATTCAGCTTGCCTTATTTAATTGCGTCATGGTTAATTTCGTTTACGTCAGAATGGTTTTGTTGCCATCAGTTCGTAATATCCGGCGCTCCATGTGTCATATTTTCTGAACCATTTTTCTGTATACTGTTTCCTGGCGATGAGTCTGCGCAGTCGTCTGATTGTTCGCTGGTGTGCGCGGGTGTACTCTGTGGTTGATTCTCCACGTTTCCATATTTCATTCCCGTTGAAGATAAAACGCTTGTCAGGATGGCGTTGTCGGAATCCTGAACGTTCAAAAGCGCGGGTGGTCATAAAGAATGCCAGGTAACGAATTGCCGTTTTTCGAGTGAGGCATTTTTTTGTTTTTCCGTGATGTGTTACAAAAAATAACGGGCCGACGGGTGTATCATGTTTCTGTAATGCCTGGTCAATGGCGCTGGCGGTGCGGTTGTCGATCATTTCTTTATTTCTCCCGAATAACGTTCATGACTCATTATTTCCCAGTTCCGGCCGTCGTCTTTCGATAACAGCCGCCAGCGACGGTTAACCTTCAGACTGAGATATCCGTTGCGCTGTATCCGATGCGGGAATATACGTCGGCATCTGTACCGCCGCAGGACCAGCAACGCCTGCTGGTGGACCCACTCAGGAATTCGCGTTGCTGTTAATGTCACTGGTTTCCTCCTGAGCAGGTGCTGTTATCTGATACCCCGCTCTTTCTGCCAGCCATATGAATGTATCCATGCTGGCAATCAGCTCTCCATCGCGGACTTTGCAGACATCTGTTACCTGGCCATTTTCAATTGTCATAACGATCTGCACTTTTTCGTGCACAACAGATACAGGGGATAAATTAGCCATCAGTTAATTCCTCCGCTGATATATTTTTCTTTCGCGTAATCAATAACCTCTTGTAAAAGGTTGTCTATAATTAACTTTCCGGTTTCAGCCTGGTATTCAGTATGTTGATTAATCCCGATGGCATTCTGGTATGCAGTTCGGAATTCTGTTTCACCCTCCACTCGACCCAATTCACCACGGGTAATATCTTCAAAGCGCAACAGCAACTGGTTTATAAACTGTTCTGTTATTTCTATGGTCGTAATGTTCCCATCCAGAAGGTCAACAATAAGCAGATCACCACCTGTTTTACGTTTTATTCGATGGAGTGCTGCAACAGCTATACGGCGACGATATGTATTAATGGGTTCATGTGTCATTTGTTATTTCCCGTATGCTTTACGCAGAAATAAGCAGGCAATATGCATGTAATTTTCACCGTATTGTGCAATAAGACAGGCGGTCTTGTGTGATGCCATATTCTTTATAAAAGTCATAATAAATCCTCCTGTGGATTAAGATTGTAACAATCCCCGGCGATAAAACCGCAATAAACGTTCAGAGCATATTTGTTGTTATTGCGCTAATTCTTTTTCGGCAGCAGTTTTTGCATACTCACATGCAAAATTCAGAATTTCGCTGCCGAGTGTTTTCGTTTCGTGATTACTGGACATATGTAATACCTGTGTTGCATGCAATAAATGATAAACATTTACCGCAAATGAATCAGGCTCCAGACAAATGCCTTCGTAATTATCTTGCTGTGAGGTTGTTTCTGTCATTGCTTCTGAAGTGCATGCGAGCCTGTTTTTGACAATTCTCTTTCCTCTAATCACTATATCGGCAACATCTATTGCCTTTACAACCTCCGGGAGAAGTTCCGGGTTTGTATAATCAAAGTCATCAACATGGAGAACAGTTATGTTTTCGAACTTTTTCATGGCTTCCTCAGCTGACTTATATGTCCTGCTATATAGCGAGTCTCAGAAGTGTTTTCATATTGAGACTGTTTCCGCAATGATTGATAATCAGTTACCGGATGCTTATCCGTGTCCGGCGCACGACCACACGTAGCCGCGTGTTGGTCCCCATTTTCAATTCAGCTCTCAATGGAGGATAAATGATTAACGCAGAGCAACTCGAAAAAGAGATTTCAGAACTCAAAAAAGAATTAATTTGGCACAAAGTTGCTATCTCCGCATTAATTCGTCAGGTAGTTTCACCTGAAGATAAAGTAAAGTTTATGAAGCAGTTCTCATCTTCATCAAAGGAGTTTTTCACTGACGAGGTTCATCCAGAGGCTGGATTTTGGATCCGTCAATTATTTTCGCAAGATAAGCGTAAATAGCGTCATCAATACTCGCGTCGCTCTTGAATTTAAGAGCGATGCTCTTTATATCCTCTGAAATTATTACCAGATCACCATATGTTATATTTTTATTATTGCGCGCAGTGCTTTTTTGTATGAAATCAAGCAATTCACCAATGAGACAAATATGGTAAGCATCACAGTTTTTCATGCGCAGATATCCTTTGCTGCCGTTTCGCCAGTTAACAGCCACATCGGATCGCAGCCAAGAATATTTGCCAGTGGGATAAGCATACTGATAGTTGGTTCATACTCTCCGCTCTCCCACTGGATGATAATTTCTTCATCGAGATCGAGCAGCCTGGCGAGTTCGGCGGTTGTTAAGCCGCAGGCTTCGCGTTGGGTGCGAAGACGGTTGTTGATTGCAGAATTTTTGTTCTGTAAAAGCATTGCTGACGATAGCTTTCTGGATATGCTATTTGTCATATCCCATGCCAGTCCTGCGCATGACTCTATATCGCTAGAGAGCGTAGCATCAGGTGTTGCTTTTGCTATTAGTGTAATGAGGCTGCCGAGGTTTTTCAGTTCTTCGAGACAGTCAAGAGTTGTAGCTTTATTGATCATGAGATGATACCTCAGTTACGAACTTTGTTTTATGGTAACTAAGGTATCAAGGTGTGGCAAGTGATTTTTGATACTTTGGTTTCTTTTTGTGTTTTGTGTCTGGTTAGAAAATATCCCACCTGGCATCAACCACAACACCTACTATTTCGCAATCATTGTCCATTTCTATGATTGGATATTGTGGATTAAGGGGCTTTAGAAACGCCTTTCCCATTTCAGAAATATATTTTTTGAATGTTGCTTCATTGGTAGATTTTTTTCTGGCGATGACGTAACACCCTGAAAAAACTTCTTTATCTGGGTTGACAAGGATCGACATTCCTTCAGGAAATGTTATTCCTACGGGCGAAGTCATTGAGTCTCCGTGCACTTCCAGCCAGAACCCCCTCTCACCAGCGTATTTTACAGAATGCCTCCAATTATCCTGATCATACATGTTGTAGTCATCACCAGAAGTTGCGAATAATCCTGCCTGAACCCAGTTAATTACAGGGTAAGAGTATGCTGTGTCTCTCTGTGGGCAGCTCTTAACATTATTTTCCCAATGCTTATCTTTTTCATCTCCGTTCTGAAGCCACTGCGGTGAACACTGCAGTGCAGCTGCAACTTTAAAAAGGGTGTCACCGTTGAAACTTTTTGTAAGGCCTTGCTCGGCTTTACTGATTGCAACTCTGGTGACCCCAGCTTTTTTAGCCAACGCATCTTGTGTTAACCCAGCTTTTTGCCGTGCGTTGATGAGACGTTCACCTAAAGACTTCATTTTTCTTCTCCTCTCATGGCTGTTGATACTAAAGTAACAGAATTTCTTGATACTTTGGGTTCCTGTGGTTAACATCGTTGGATAACAAAGTATCTGGTGTGAGACTAAAGAATGACCCTTTATGAAATATTAAAAATTCAATTTAAAACCAATGCCGCTATTGGTCGCAGGTTCCCAAAGAAAGGAAGGCCTCGTGGCAGTCAAGGTGTTGGAAAGTGGAAAACGCGAGGTGTTCCGGAGGATGTTGCCATTCTTTGTCATCTGGATACGAGCATTCCATATACACACCCAAGTCTAGCGAATACAGAAGATGACAAGCCCACAGGAGACCAACAATGAACACCGCAATTTTTAACGGCAAAGCATCCATGACCAGCGTTGAAATTGCAGAGCTGGTGGGTAAACGTCATGACAATGTGAAACGCACTATTGAAACATTAGCCAAAGGTGGCGTTGTCCGGTCTCCTCAAATTGAGGTTTCCGAAAGAATCAATAACTTAGGTTTTAAAGTTCAATATGAGCATTACCTGTTTGAAGGAGAACAAGGTAAGCGCGACAGCATCATTGTCGTCGCACAGCTCTGTCCTGAATTCACTGCTCGCCTGGTAGATCGCTGGCGCGAACTGGAAGAACAGATCCGTAAGCCAATGAGCGAAATCGAAATGGTTGCCGCGATGGCTCTTGAAGCAGTTCGTCAGCAGAAACGGATCACTCAGGTGGAAGAAAAAGTCAGCCACGTTGCTGAAACAGTCGAGCAAATTAAAAAGGGCACTATTCGTGAGGGCTATGCCGGATATCGCCAACTGAAAGCAAAAACCGGTTTGTCAGATGATAAATGCCGCAATCTGGTGAACGCCTATCAGATTCCTACAGACACCCATGAGTTCATGACGCCGGACGGATTGTTGTCACGTCGCGCAATTGTTGCTGTGGAACCGTTTATGGCTGCTTTTTATCGGGTTATGGAGGAAGCAGAACCGCGAGGGACTCGCTGGTATCACCCGAAAATGGGGTTATTTCAGGTTATTGGTTGGCAGCGGTGAAAAAAAAGCCGGGAGTAACCCGGCTCACTCAACATCAATAACGGGGAGCTGTTTCGCATAAAACGGTTCCGAAACATCCAAGAACAGTTCTAAAGATATCAGCAGCTATATGATCATTTCAAGACCAAATATTGATTCTGCAATTTCGGGACGTTACACTGTTCAGGCACCTTATAAAGCGGGTGCCGGGATTTGCACCCCGGAATTGCATACGGCGATATATGACGCGCCAGCGTCTTTTTTATCGTTCATGCTCGCGCACGCCAAAATTATGGTGGGCTGGGCAGGGGAGCCGAAAGGCTCGCCGGTTTCCGTATGCGCCGGTAGTGCAAACCCTGTTCAGTCCGCCACCAGCGAGATTTGCACCTCCGGTGGTGGAAGTTATCCATTGCATACGGAGGCTGCCATCATGGCTACAGTCCCAACTTCCCCATACCTGAAAATTGAAGTTGTCAACGGCAAGGCCGTTATTTTCTCCCTGCATGTTGCCTGCCACTTTAAGCGCATGCACCAGAACATCGTCGACAAAATCGAGTATCTGAACTGCTCACGCGAGTTTTTTACCCGCAATTTCATACCGGGTACTTATCACATCTACGGTGACTCCCTGCGTGGTTATTACATCACCCTTGATGGTCTGATGATGCTTCAGCTTGGGTTAAGTCTGCGCACAATGCGGTACTACGAGAGCTGCATTGAAGCATTCCATGAGGCTGAGACCAACCTGAATCACACTGTTTTCCGTCGTAATCAATGGGAGGTGCGCCCATGATTCGCCGCGTCGTTAATTCCCTGTATCACCGATACAACCGTTGCCCCCGTGTGGGGCAGTGGTTTGCCACCAGCAACGGCCACGTTCTGCGGGTTTGCCTAGTCAACGCTGAAAGCCAGAAAGTCGTGTGCGAACTACAGGGGCGTAGCTACACCATCAGTTACCCTCTGGCGGTATTTCTGTCTGGAAAAATGTTTAAGCGTCTGGGAGGTGTGGCGTGAACTGTTTTCAGTTTGTGTGCGGATGTGCTTTCGATAACCCGATTCAGCGCCTGATTATGTTGCGTGTTTTGATGTCGGGTTCTTCAGACGGTGAAGGCGAGAGAGTTATTGATCATCAGGTGCTTGCTGATTTCTGCTGTTGTTCTAAGCAAGCGATATTCAGGGAAACCCTGGCACTGGAAAGAGCTGGTTATCTTCATATCCGAAAAATTGCAACGCTTACTATTGATGCAAAAGCCAGACTACAACCTGCGCGTGGCTACACAATTCTCATGCCGCGGAAGGAGGTTGTATGAGCCGTTACGCCCCCACACCGGAAGTTATGGCTATTGGTCAAATTAATATTTCCGGCAATGTTACACCTGCGAACTGGTGGAAATATATTCGACTACCCAGTGGGCGTCCGGATGCGACGGCTATCGCTCTGCTTTCAGAGATCGTTTACTGGTACCGCCCGACAGAGGTCAGGGATGAGCACACCGGAGCGTTGTTGGGATATCGCAAGCGTTTTCAGGGCGACAAACTGCAAAGAAGCTACCAGGCGTTTGCTGAGCAGTTTGGTTTCGGGAAAAGGGAAACCGCAGATGCGCTGAAGCGTCTGCGCGATGCAGGGTTTATTACTCTGGATTTACGCACGGTGGAAATGCTCGATGGGGTGAAATGCAGCAATATTTTGTTTGTCGGGATCAACCCACAGGCAATTGCGGCCATCACCACACCTTCTTCTGTTTCGCCAGAAAGTAACAGCAATAATGCAATCAGCGATACAGCTATTACGTTAAAACGGAACACCCCCCGACGTCATAACGGAACAGGGGATACGCCGAATGTTGATACAAATACAGAGATTACTACAGAGATTACAACGGAGACTAAAAACACTATTGATGCATCCGCTGACGCGTCTGCGCCAGCGCGTTCTGCCCGACAGGAATATTCACCGGAATTTGAACAGGCCTGGCAGGAATATCCCAAACGTGCTGGTGGCAATTCCAAGTCAGCAGCCTTCAAAGCCTGGAAAGCCCGTATCAGGGAGGGAATAAAACCGGAGACCATGCTTGATGGCGTGAAGCGGTATGCCGCCTGGGTACGTGCTACAGGAAATACCGGCACACAGTTCGTGAAGCAGGCTGCGACGTTCTTTGGACCCGATCGTCACTTCGAAGATTACTGGCAACAGCCAGCCGCTCACGGAGGTGGGCGACAGCGACAGGTCGATGTCCTGGCTGGCCTGGGAGCCATGTCTGACAAATTCGGTAAATCCAGTAACAAATTGACATTCTGAGGTGACAGCGATGATGACGATTGACCAACGTGAGAAACAAACAAGACTACAGGCGCGAATGGATGAGTTACGGGCAGAAATGGATGAGTTACGGGCAGAGATTGCATTTGCTCAGAAGGGCGAAAAGCCATGGCCTTATCGTTCCTGCCTGATGCGTGAAGGTCGCGGATATTGCGAAAAACACGGTAAATATCGTACGCATATACTGGTGTGGATCGATCGTAATGGCGAGGACAGAGAAAAAATTTCATGCTGCCCTGACTGCTTGATCGCTGAGGCCAGTGATTTGACCATGGAACTGTCGTCCCTCAAGGCGGAAGAACTGACTGATAACGCCGGAATTGCTCTGCGTTTTCGGGACTGCGAGTTTGATAATTATCTGGAGGTTAATCCTGACGCAGCCAGAAATCTTGCGGCCTGTCGCCGCTATGCGGAGAACTGGCCAGATATGCTGGAGAACGGTACCAGTCTTGTTATGACCGGCAGTTGCGGTACCGGGAAAAATCATCTGGCGGTATCAATGGCAAAACACATCATCCGTAACTATCTGGCCAGTGTGGAGATCACCGACGTGATGCGCCTTACCCGGGCTGTGAAAAACTGCTGGCGGAATGACAGTGAAAAAACAGCGGATGACGTCATTGAGCATTATGCGTCACTGGATTTGCTGATTGTCGACGAAGTCGGCGTTCAGTTTGGCAGTGCGGCTGAAATGGCCATTTTGCAGGAAATTATCAATGCCCGGTATGAGGGTATTTTGCCAACTATCCTGATCAGCAACCTTTCACCGGAAGAATTGTGGGCGTTCATCAGTCCCCGGATTGCCGACAGGATCACCGATGGCGGGCGCAACTGGTTGTCGTTTAACTGGCCCAGCTACCGTTCTCGTATCGGAGGTGTTGCCGCATGACCAGCCAGAACACCCCGGCATGGCGTAACGATGACCTGGAAGGCGCTGTCATCGGTGCGTTTTTTCTGCGTGGGGCCGATCCGGAAGTGATGGATATTCTGGCCACACTTCCGGCGGATGTATTTTTTGTGCGTCAGTACCGGGATATTTACGCGGGGATTTGCAGACAGGCTCGCATATCCGGCGTCATTGACCCCGTACTGCTGTGCAATGAGATGCCGGAACTTGCCCCGGTGATTACCGACACCGGACGCAAAACCTGGGTGAAGTCTTCACTGGAGCACTATGTCGCAGCGTTGCGGCGCAATGCCGCACTGCGTGATGCAGAAAAAACACTGACTGAAGCATTACAGAATTTACGTGATGCGTATACCTGTGAAGCAGCCGAGGATGCCCTGAAGGATGCGCAGAACATGATGGCCTCACTGTCGACCGGAAAGGGCGTCATTCAGCCGGTTCACATTGATGATGTCCTTCCGGAAGTGGTCGACCGTGTTGAATGCCGCAATCAGGGACTGGAGAAATCTAGGGCGCTGATGACCGGTATTGATGAACTGGACGCAAAAACGGGCGGTATGGAGCCCGGAGACCTGGTATTCATTGCCGCCCGTCCTTCGATGGGGAAAACCGAACTTGCGCTGGACATCATCGACAAGGTGACTGAGCAGGGGCATGGCGTGCTTCTGTTCACCATGGAGATGGCGAACATCCAGATTGGTGAACGTATGGTGTCTGCTGCCGGTGGAATGCCGGTATCCCGTCTTAAGTCTGTTGCCCGTTTTGAAGATGAAGACTGGGCGCGTTTCTCGCAGGGCGTGGGACGAATGACGGGGCGTAATATCTGGATGGTGGACCAGGCAAACCTGACCATTGATGAGATATGTGCAACCACGAAGCACCACCGGATGAAACACCCGGAAACGGCGCTGGTGGTGGTCGATTACCTCGGCCTGATTAAAACCCGCAGCACGGGGCGTCACGACCTTGCGGTGGGGGAAATCTCAAAGGGACTTAAAAGCCTGGCAAAATCCGGCGGTTTTCCGCTGATTGCTCTGAGCCAGCTCTCCCGCGGCGTGGAATCCAGACCCAATAAACGCCCAATGAACTCGGACCTGAAAAACTCCGGGGAAATCGAGGCGGATGCCGACATCATTCTGATGCTTTACAGGGATGAGGTATACAACCCGGAAACTCAGGCCAGAGGCATAGCAGAAATCAACATCACGAAACAGCGTAATGGCACGCTCGGGACCATTTACCGGCGTTTTCATAACGGACATTTTCTGCCTGTGGACCAGGAGAGTGCCCGGGTTCTTTCCACACCCATGACGCCGGGCAATCCGCGCAGATACAGCAATAACCGCATGTCGGGCAGTAAAACGGAGCGTTTATTTTGAACAACAGAACAATCACTGTTTCACCGGAACAACTTCGTCGGCAGGCGCAGGAGATGCTTCGTTGTGCTGAACAGGTGGAAAAAACGAGCGTGAAAAAAGATACGCTCCGCAAGCAGCTTACTCCGGCGCTTAGTGATCTGCTGCAGGCAAAACACCGCACACAAAAGGCGGTGGATGAGCTGGTGGATTGCGTGGCGGAACTGGAAGGACAGGTAAGCCAGTTTGAAACGCTGGTGAAGGAGTTTACTGCGTGATGGCTGAATTTTTTTCTCCTGCGTTCATGCAATACCGTTCGCTGAGGTGACCGTGAGAGCACTGCTGACCCCTGAAATTGCCCCGCGTATGGGGATCGTCTTGTTCAGACCCGGTTCAGAGCTGATGCCCCTGTTTATGCAGGGGCGTGTCCTGCTGGAGCCTGAGCCGGAACGTTATTCATCTTTTGCCAGTGGTGCCGTTCCGGCAGCATCACAACCGCTGGCGGATGATCCTGCCGTTCGGGCCGTGTTCCGCCATGAGGCGGTGATCCGTCGTGCTGGTGGCGTGGAATGCCTTGAGAGCTGGTTACTTCGTGAAAAAGGCTGTCAGTGGCCTCATTCCGACTGGCACAGCGAGAACATGACCACAATGCGGCACGCGCCAGGCGTAATCCGTCTGTGCTGGCACTGCGATAACCTGCTTCGCGATCAGTTCACGGAACGTCTGGAATCAATGGCAACGGATAACTGTGCCCGCTGGGTGTTGTCCGTAGTCCGTCGTGATCTCGGTTTTGATGACAGTCACGTTGTGACAATGCCGGAACTGTGCTGGTGGCTGATTCGTAATGACCTGGCGGATGCCTTACCGGAAAGTGCAGCCCGTAAGGCACTGAGATTACCGAAGCCTGTTGTGCCGTCTGTCACCCGGGAAAGTGACCTTGTGCCTTCGGTTCCTGCCACCAGCATCATCCAGGATAAGGCGAAAAAGGTGCTGGCGCTGAAAGTGGATCCGGAGTCGCCGGAGTCTTTTATGTTACGCCCAAAACGTCGCCGCTGGGTTAATGAAAAGTACACGCGCTGGGTTAAGACGCAGCCGTGTGCATGTTGTGGTAAGCCAGCCGACGATCCTCATCACCTGATTGGTCATGGTCAGGGTGGAATGGGTACAAAAGCGCATGACCTTTTTGTGTTGCCTTTGTGCAGAAAACACCATGACGAACTGCATGCGGATACCGTGGCATTTGAAGAGAAGTATGGTTCCCAACTGGAGCTGATATTTCGTTTTATCGATCGCGCGCTGGCGATTGGTGTGCTGTCCTGATTTTGTGGAGAAAGTTGATGCGTGATATTCAGATGGTTCTTGAACGCTGGGGGGCATGGGCTGCAAGTGGTAACACCGGGGTGGACTATTCTCCGATCGCTGCCGGATTCAAAGGACTTTTACCATCTGCCACTAAACCACGTCCGGCCTGCTGCGATGATGACGGACTTATCATTGAAAACTGTCTTGCTCGTCTGAAGCAGAAAAAACCTGAGGAGTATTCGCTTCTCATTGCTCATTATTTGTTGCGAATATCAAAAAGACAGATAGCCAGGACGAGAAAGAAAAGCGAAAAAGCAATACGAATTGAGATGCAGATAGCCGAAGGGTTTATTGACGGATGTTTGTCTGTGCTGGGGGTAAGACTGGAGATGGACGACTGGCTGCTAAAAAAGTAAAAAATGATTAGTGCGGTCCGCAAAAAGTATGTCAGTATGTTAAGAGTGGTTACTTCGCCACACAGCTTAAACCCGCCGCGAGCGGGTTTTTTTATGGCTGAAATCGGTCCAGTACAGTAAACGTGCTGGTGGCGGTGAATACCTGTCTTTCAGCTTGCTGGCTTTTTCGACAAGAGTTATTGGTGTGTCACGTTAACCGAAAAAGGGAAAAAGACATGCTGAAACAGCAGGATATGACAGAAACCGCCAGAGTGGTGTTTAATGAATTAAGCGTCACCGAACCGGCGACAGTCGGGGAGATTGCGCAGAATACTTACCTTTCACGCGAACGCTGCCAGTTAATACTGACCCAGCTGGTTATGGCGGGTCTGGCAGACTATCAGTTCGGTTGTTACAGACGCCTTCCGCAGTGAAGGCTTTTTTATTTGTGGTAAATGGGCGGCTGGTGGGTGTTAGGGGCACCCACCAGCCATCTGCTCATGCGTTGGGGTCACAAGCAAACCTCAGGCCCATCTGCTTTGCGCAAAAGCGGTATGAGCCTATCAGAGAAGTGCTTATTGATCTATGGCTAATACTGTAAAAATATCCAGTTGTGAGTTAATCAACGCCGACTGCCTGGAATTTATCCGGTCGTTACCCGAAAATTCTGTTGACCTGATAGTCACGGACCCGCCGTACTTTAAAGTGAAGCCTGAGGGCTGGGATAACCAGTGGAAGGGCGACGATGATTACCTGAAGTGGCTGGACCAGTGTCTGGCGCAGTTCTGGCGGGTGCTGAAACCTGCCGGAAGTCTTTACCTGTTCTGTGGTCATCGCCTGGCATCTGATATCGAAATCATGATGCGTGAACGCTTCAGTGTGCTGAACCATATTATCTGGGCGAAGCCGTCCGGACGCTGGAACGGATGCAACAAGGAAAGCCTGCGGGCGTATTTCCCCGCCACAGAGCGCATTCTGTTCGCGGAACATTATCAGGGGCCGTATCGTCCGAAAGATGCCGGGTATGAGGCGAAGGGCAGGGCACTGAAACAGCATGTGATGGCCCCGCTGATTGCTTACTTTCGTGATGCGCGCGCTGCCCTGGGGATAACGGCAAAACAGATTGCAGATGCCACAGGAAAGAAAAACATGGTGCCGCACTGGTTCAGTGCCAGTCAGTGGCAGCTACCGAACGAAAGCGATTATCTGAAATTACAGTCGCTGTTTGCCCGGGTGGCAGAAGAGAAACATCAGCGCGGGGAACTGGAAAAGCCACACCACCAGCTGGTCAGCACATACAGTGAGCTGAACCGGCAGTATATGGAACTGCTGAGTGAATATAAAAATTTGCGGCGGTATTTCGGTGTGACGGTGCAGGTGCCGTACACCGATGTGTGGACGTATAAACCGGTGCAGTACTATCCAGGGAAACATCCGTGCGAAAAACCGGCAGAAATGCTGCAGCAGATAATCAGCGCAAGTAGTCGTCCTGGTGATCTGGTTGCGGATTTTTTCATGGGGTCGGGTTCAACGGTAAAAGCGGCGATGGCACTGGGGCGTCGTGCGATTGGTGTTGAGCTGGAGACCGGACGTTTTGAGCAGACAGTCAGGGAAGTTCAGGATTTAATCGTTTGAAACGGATGAGATTGCAGTATTAATTCCGTAACGTTATTATTCTGCGCGCGGCCCTTTAGCTCAGTGGTGAGAGCGAGCGACTCATAATCGCCAGGTCGCTGGTTCAAATCCAGCAAGGGCCACCATATCACATACCGCCATTAGCTCATCGGGATAGAGCGCCAGCCTTCGAAGCTGGTTGCGCGGGGTTCGAGTCCTCGATGGCGGTCCATTATCTGTACCCTGCGTTGTTAGCTCAGCCGGACAGAGCAATTGCCTTCTAAGCAATCGGTCACTGGTTCGAATCCAGTACAACGCGCCAGACTTATTTTTCCCGGCTCGCTTTTGCGGGCCTTTTTTTAAATGTCTCACAATTCAGACGGTTGACAGTTGTCTGTTTTGCGGGGAGTTTGTTAAAAGAAACTGGCATGGTGAATCCCCCTGTGCGGAGGGGCAATCAGCGAGTAGGTATATGGGATAATCGCGGATTCAGGTGCTGGTACTGAATTCACCGGGAGGCACCCGGCACCATGCAGTTGACTGAAACCATGTATACTCTCAGGCCCCACGCACATGTGTTGGGGCCTTTTTACATGCAAAAAAAAGCCCGCATATGGATACGGGCGGCAAGGAACAAAAAACGTGAAGTGATCTATTCAGCCAGTGGATAATACCCTGACGTTACCATATTGCGCAATCGCGCATTCTTTCTTTTTCGCTCCCCTTATAACTACGCCATCCGTTCGCTGCGGAGGTGAGGCTATGAAATCCATGGATAAAATTTCAACGGGCATTGCCTACGGCACCTCCGCAGGCAGTGCTGGCTACTGGTTTTTACAGTGGCTTGATCAGGTCAGTCCGTCACAGTGGGCTGCGATTGGTGTACTGGGGAGTCTGGTTCTGGGCTTCCTGACATATCTGACTAACCTGTATTTCAAAATCAGAGAGGACCGTCGTAAGGCTGCACGGGGAGAGTAATTCAATGACTCAAAACTATGAACTGATTGTGAAAGGGATCCGCAATTTTGAGAATAAAGTTACGGTAACTTTAGCGTTACGGGACAAAAAACGCTTTGACGGTGAAATTTTTGACCTGGACATCTCGCTGGACCGTGTTGAAGGTGCCGCGCTGGGGTTTTATGAGGCAGCAGCCAGAAGGAGCATCAGACAGGTCTTCCTGGATGTTGCTGCCGGGTTATGTGAAGGGGATGAGCAGTCGCCGGAAAAGCGCCCCGTAATTTTAGAGGCGCAGAATGTGTGGATAACCTACAAAGGAAAGCTACCAGGAAGAATTACTGGTTCTCTGAAGACTCCTCCGGAATCACAACCTTAAGTCACTGACCGGAACAGATAAACCTGTCCGTGGGCAGAAACCGATAAATCCTGATAAATATCCATGAACGCAAAAATCAGATACGGCCTGTCGGCTGCCGTTCTGGCACTGATTGCCGTCGGTGCGCCCGCGCCTGATATTCTCGACCAGTTTCTGGATGAAAAAGAAGGTAACCACACAACGGCATACCGCGATGGTTCCGGCATCTGGACCATCTGTCGGGGTGCCACGATGGTGGATGGAAAACCCGTTTTTCCCGGTATGAAACTGTCGAAGGAAAAATGCGACCAGGTCAACGCCATTGAGCGTGATAAGGCGCTGGCATGGGTGGAGCGCAATATTAAAGTACCACTGACCGAACCACAAAAAGCGGGTATCGCGTCATTTTGTCCCTATAACATTGGCCCCGGTAAGTGTTTTCCATCGACGTTTTATAAGCGGCTGAATGCTGGTGATCGTAAGGGCGCATGCGAGGCGATTCGCTGGTGGATAAAAGATGGTGGGCGCGATTGCCGCATACGTTCAAATAACTGCTATGGACAGGTTATTCGTCGTGACCAAGAAAGCGCATTAGCCTGTTGGGGAATAGATCAGTGAGCAGAGTCGCCGCGATTATTTATGCTCTGGTTATCTGCATCATCGTCTGCCTGTCGTGGGCGGTCAATCATTACCGTGATAACGCCATCACCTACAAAGAACAGCGTGATAAAAAAGTCAGTGAGCTGAAGCAGCTGACCGCCACCATCGCTGACATGCAGCAGCGTCAGCGTGATGTTGCTGCGCTCGATGCAAAGTACTCGAGAGAATTAGCCAATGCGAAAGCTGAAAATGAAACTCTGCGCGCTGATGTTGCCGCTGGTCGTAAGCGCCTGCGGGTCAATGCCAGTTGCTCCGCAGCCGTGCGTGAAGCCACCGGACCCACCAGCGTGGATAATGCAACCAGCCCCAGACTGGCAGACACCGCTGAACGGGATTATTTCACCCTCAGAGAACGGTTGATGACGATGCAGAAGCAACTGGAAGGGGCACAGCTATACATTCGTGAGCAATGTCTCAGATAAAAACCGGCCAAGGATAATCCGCTAAAGATTCGCCGGTGGCGAAAGAGAGCCAAGGTGTCAACCTACGCTATTACTTATGATAATGCAACAGACGAAGCGGGACATATTGGCGCATAACAAATCAGTGCAGGCTAACTGCAGGAAGAACTTAGGGCGTGAACGTAGAAAACCTAAGTAACGCACATTACATCTATAACGAGATGAAAGAGCTACAGCGACAGAAAGGTATACTGGAAAGTGGTGCAGGGCTTGGTGTGACAATCCAGTCTGCCTATCAATATAGTGCTTTTCTTGAGGCCATACGCCCGCATGCAGTTGCTGAACTTAACAGCCGTATTGAGGAAAAGAAATCCGCGCTGGTTAATTTGGGTGCTTCCTTCTCTATATACGAGCATAATAAGGCGGGTTGGAAACCCGCCTAAAGCACTTAGAAACTGCGTGGAGCTGTGGAAAGAATGGATGCCAGTTCTTCCTTCGATAAATCCCAGCTTCGATTTACAGCGTCAATTTTCTTAAACTCATCAAGCATTGCGTTATAGAGATGTTCTGTACGTGAATGAGTATTGGCAATGGGCTGTTTCTGTTCGGGGAAGCGATCAATTTTCTGATATGCCTCAATGATACTGAAGTAATCGCATTCATTATTACCGTCGAAACCTGGGAGCTGAATTGCCCCATCATGTATTTTTAGATGATGGTCACGGACTAATTCTTTTTGCTCGTCATCACTAAGTTTCCTGAAAGCATTGGAAAGTCCGCGATACATATTCAAGACAGCAGTAACAAAATCACGATCTTCTTTACTTGGTTCGTCAACATCCAAATGTGAATATTCGGCCTTGATAACCCAATCATTACCAGATGACACAGCATATTTAACAAGCTGTGGATCAATATCAGTTTCGATACCTAGGTGGATGGCAATGTCACATAACAAAATGGTATTGATTTTATCTTTAATATCCATGAGTTAACCCTCTGAAGTAAAAAGTAATATCTACACCCGTTGGCTCATGAAGTCTATTGATCTGTCTCATATCAGCAGCAAATCTATTCCATGGAGATACTCAATGCAGGTCACCTTTGATTTATATAAGGGCGAAACATGCCAGCACTAATCCCACGCGCCTGCCGTAAGCGTGGATGTGCAGGTACAACCACAGACAGTTCTGGTTACTGCGATAAACATCGTGGCGAAGGATGGGTACAGCATCAACGCGGACTGAGCCGCCACCAGCGTGGCTATGGCTCGAAATGGGATGCCATACGTGCGCGCATACTGAAGCGTGATAATCATCTGTGTCAGAACTGCCTGCGCAATGGGAGAGCCGTTGAAGCCAGAACTGTGGACCACATCATTCCGAAAGCTCATGGTGGCACGGATGCAGACAGTAACCTGCAGAGTCTGTGCTGGCCCTGTCATAAAGCAAAAACAGCGCGCGAACGCATCAATTGATAACAGCTCCCATCTGCAGGGGAGGGGCGGGTCAAATCTCTGCAACCCTGGCTGTTCAGTACCGCCGCCTGACCTTTCCTCGCATCGCCGCAGGTTCGAAAACTTTTTTTTGGAATGTGATTAAATGATTGATAGGTAAAACCGATTATGTCTGGACCCCCGAAAATCCCGCCACGCCTGCATTTGATACGAGGCAACCCCTCAAAGCGGCCAGTTAAAGACCTCAAAAAAACCGCTAAAAAGGATGAAAAAGGTCTCCCTAAAATTCCGCAACATTTAGGGGCGCAGGGGAAGTACTGGTTCAGGCGAATGGCGGAAGAGCTGAATGCGGAAGGGATCATTTCTCAGCTTGATGCGCGTGCGCTTGAGCTACTGGTGGAAGCCTATACCGAATACCGGCATCACTGCGAAACACTCGATGTTGAGGGGTACACCTACCGCTCGGAAACGCAGAACGGTGATGTGCTGATTAAGGCACACCCGGCTGCTGCGATGAAAGCGGATGCCTGGAAGCGGATCCGGGCGATGCTTGCAGAATTTGGTATGTCACCGGCAAGCCGGGCAAAAGTAAATACCGCCGGACCGGATAATGTTGATCCGCTGGCAGAGCTTTTAAAAGCGAGAGACTGATGGCAAAAGTGGCTGACGGGATCCGCTACGCCGAACGTGTTGTTGCAGGAGAAATTGTTGCTGGCGAATTTGTCCGCCTGGCCTGCCAGCGTTTTCTTGATGATCTGAAGTACGGCGAAAAGCGGGGGATTTATTTCAGTGAACCCCGTGCGCAGCACATCCTGAATTTCTACAAATTTGTGCCTCATGTAAAAGGGGCACTGGCAGGCCAGCCCATTGAGTTGATGGACTGGCATGTATTTATCCTCATTAATATTTTTGGTTTTGTCATTCCGCTGGTCAATGAAGAAACCGGGGAAGTTGTCATGCGCAGCGATGGCAGCGGACGTCCGGTGATGGTGCGCCGGTTCCGGACGGCGTACAACGAAGTCGCCCGTAAAAACGCAAAATCAACACTGTCATCGGGTATCGGCCTGTATATGACGGGGGCAGATAGTGAAGGCGGAGCTGAGGTGTATTCAGCCGCAACCACGCGTGACCAGGCCAGAATCGTGTTTGAAGACGCCAAAAATATGGTCAGAAAAGCCCGGTCGACACTCGGGCGGTTGTTTGATTTCAACAAGCTGGCGATTTACCAGGAGCAGAGCGCATCAAAATTTGAACCGCTTTCCTCGGATGCAAACAACCTGGACGGTCTGAACATCCACTGCGCCATTATTGATGAGCTGCATGCACATAAAACCCGCGACGTGTGGGACGTTCTGGAAACGGCAACCGGTGCCCGTCTGCAGTCCCTGTTATTTGGTATCACCACGGCTGGCTTTAACAAGGAAGGGATTTGTTACGAGCAGCGTGATTACGCCATCAAGGTATTGCGAGGCTATAACAGCGACGTGGAGGGCGCTGTAAAAGACGACTCTTACTTTGCGATCATTTACACGCTTGATGAGGGAGATGATCCGTTTGATGAAACGGTCTGGCAGAAAGCGAATCCTGGCCTGGGCATCTGTAAACGCTGGGATGATCTGCGTCGTCTGGCGAAAAAAGCGAAGGAGCAGGTCTCTGCGCGGGTGAATTTTTTTACCAAACACATGAATGTGTGGGTCACTGCCGAATCTGCCTGGATGGATATGATTAAGTGGGAGAAGTGCGAATACATTGCTCCACAACATGAGCTGAAAACATATCCCATGTGGGTCGGCGTCGACCTTGCTCATAAGATTGATATCTGTGCGGCGGCAAAACTCTGGCGAACCGATAACGGACATGTTCATGCTGATTTTAAATTCTGGCTTCCGGAAGGACGGCTGGAACGATGCTCGCGGCAGCAGGCAGAACTTTACCGGAAGTGGGCGGAGATGGATAAGCTCATCCTGACGGATGGTGATGTTATCGATCATGCTCAGATAAAAAGTGACTTACTGGAATGGATTGGCGGTGAAAACCTCAGGGAACTGGGATTTGACCCGTGGAGCGCAATGCAGTTCAGCCTGGCACTGGCTGAAGAAGGGATACCGCTGGTGGAGGTTCCGCAGACGGTCCGCAATCTGTCAGAGGCCATGAAGGAAACGGAATCACTGGTTTATGCCGGGCGTTTCCATCACAGCAATCATCCGGTCATGAACTGGATGATGTCTAACGTTACTGTAAAACCGGACAAAAACGACAACATCTTCCCGAATAAATCCACGCCGGAAGCCAAAATCGACGGCCCTGTTGCGCTTTTTACAGCCATGAGCCGCTTTCTGGTAAATGGAGGGGGCGTGAATGACTTTCTGTCCACGCTTGATCCTGATGAGGACCTGTTAATTCTGTGAAACAGCTTATTACTGATATGACCGGGCTGATCGGTTTCGGTTTGCTCACTGCTGGCGTTTATCTGTATGCAGGTCTGCCAGCGTCTCTGATGCTGTCGGGCTGTTTGTTGCTGCTTTATGCACTGGTGGTGTCCATGAGGAGAAAACATGCTTCTTGATGCTCTGTTTCGCAGTGAGCCTCTGGAAAATCCCTCGGTTCCGGTAACCGGAGAGGCCGCTGAGACGGATAATATTTTTGCCCGGGATGTGTATGTCAGTCCGGAAACATCCATGAAGCTGGCTGCTGTCTATGCCTGTATTTATGTTATTTCATCCAGTGTGGCTCAGATGCCCCTGCATGTGATGCGAAAAACGAATGAGCATGTTCAGCCGGCACGCGATCATCCGTTGTTCTGGCTCGTTCATGATGAACCTAATGCCTGGCAGACCAGCTATAAGTGGCGGGAACTGAAGCAGCGTCATGTGCTGGGGTGGGGCAATGGTTATACGTGGGTAAAACGTAATCGTCGTGGAGAGGTTACCAGCCTTGAATGCTGTATGCCATGGGAAACCACGTTACTTAACACCGGTGGGCGTCATACTTACGGGGTGTATAACGAAGAGGGTGCATTTGCGGTAAGTCCGGACGACATGATCCATATCAGGGCGCTGGGAAACAATCAGAAAATGGGACTGAGCCCGATCATGCAGCATGCTGAAACCATTGGTATGGGAATGAGTGGCCAGCAGTATACCAGCGCCTTTTTTAACGGTAATGCCCGTCCTGCCGGTATTATTTCTGTGAAAAATGAACTGAACGAACAAAGCTGGGGCAGGCTTAAAAATATGTGGCAGCGGGCGGTGACAGCGCTTCGCAGCCAGGAAAATAAAACCATGTTGCTGCCTGCGCAACTGGATTACCGCGCTCTGACAGTTTCTCCGGTGGATGCTCAGATCATTGATATGACCAAGCTGAACCGGTCGATGATTGCCGGGATTTTTAATGTCCCGGCGCACATGATTAATGACCTGGAAAAAGCCACATTTTCGAATATTACGCAGCAGGCGATTCAGTTTGTTCGCTACACGATGATGCCCTGGGTTGCGAACTGGGAGCAGGAGCTTAACCGTCGCCTGTTTACCCGTACAGAACGGGCTGCCGGGTATTACGTTCGTTTCAACCTCACGGGGTTGCTCCGTGGGACCCCACAGGAGCGTGCGCAGTTCTATCACTTTGCCATTACAGATGGCTGGATGAGTCGGAATGAAGCCAGGGCATTTGAGGATATGAACCCGGTTGACGGTCTGGATGAAATGCTGGTCAGCGTAAATGCAGCAAATCCGTTGAATAACTTTAAAGATACGAAAGGCAAAGAGGAAAAGAACGATGAATGACCGTGAAACGCGCTGTTACAGCGGGGAGGTGCGGGCGGAACAATATGATAATGCCCCGACCCACATTCTGGGGTATGGCTCGGTATTTAACAGTCGTTCAGAACCTCTGTGGGGATTTCGTGAAATCATCAAGCCGGGGGCTTTTGATGATGTACTGAATGATGATGTACGTGGCTTGTTTAATCATGATCCTAATTTCATTCTCGGACGAAGTTCTGCCGGCACGTTGTCATTGTCGGTGGATGAACGCGGTTTACGTTATGACATTGTTGCACCGGATACTCCGACTATTTGTGACCTGGTGCTGTCTCCAATGTTGCGTGGTGACATTAATCAGTCCTCGTTCGCGTTTCGTGTCGCCCGTGACGGAGAGAGCTGGTATGAAGACGACGAGGGGATTGTTATCCGGGAAATCACGCGCATTTCTCGTCTGTATGACGTCAGCCCGGTGACATATCCGGCCTATCAGGACGCAGACTCTGGTGTCCGCTCAATGAAAGCCTGGCAGGAAGCGCGGGCGAGTGGTGCGCTGAAGAAAGCTGTTAACGAACGAATGGCGCGTGAGCGTCTTTTGACCCTTCTTAATGCATAAGGATACTACTGACGATGAAACTTCATGAGATGAAGCAAAAACGAAACACCATTGCAAAGGATATGCGTGCACTGCATGAAAAAATTGGTGATAACGCATGGACTGATGAGCAACGGGCAGAGTGGAACAGGGCGAAAGCTGAGCTGGATGCGCTGGATGAGCAAATCGCCCGTGAAGAAGAGTTGCGCCGTCAGGATCAGGCATATGTGGATGAGTCCGGGCCGGAAGAGCGCCAGAATAATGAGGCGGAGAACGGGAAAAAGGCGGTGGAAGAGAAGCGCGCTGCGGCATTTAACCGTTTTCTGCGTGCCGGATTTGCAGAACTGAATGCTGAAGAGCGTAATCTGATGCGTGAACTGCGGGCTCAGAGTGTAACAACGGATTCTCAGGGCGGATATACGGTGCCCACGCAGATGCGTAACAAAATCATTGACACCATGAAGGCTTATGGCGGGATTGCCAGTGTGGCGCAACTTCTGACCACATCAACCGGGCAGGATATCACCTGGTCAACGTCTGATGGCACGACTGAAGAGGGCGAACTGCTGGCGGAAAATACAGCCGCAACGGAACAGGATGTGACGTTCGGGACCGCTATTCTGGGGGCTAAAAAGCTGTCATCAAAAATAATTCGTGTGTCCAATGAGCTGCTCCAGGACAGTGGGGTGGATATTGAATCTTATCTGGCAAACCGTATTGCCCAGCGTATTGGTCGTGGAGAGGCAAAATATCTGGTTCAGGGGACCGGAACGGGATCACCGTTACAGCCAAAAGGGCTGGCAGCGTCGGTGACGGGAACCATCCAGACTGCAGCCTCTGCCGCTTTCACCTGGAAAGAAATGAATGCCCTGAAACATGCCATTGATCCGGCATATCGTGGTGGGCCGAAATACCGCTGGGCATTCAATGATGCCACATTGCAGACTATTGAAGAGATGGAGGATGGGCAGAAACGCCCGTTATGGCTGCCGGATATTGCAGGCGGTACGCCGGCTACTGTGCTGGGGATCCCTTATGTTATTGATCAGGCTATTGACGGGATTGGTACCGGAAAAAAATTCATTTTCCTGGGGGATTTCAACCGCTTTATCATTCGCCGCGTTACTTATATGGAACTGAAACGTCTGGTTGAGCGTTATGCTGAGTTTGATCAGGTGGCATTTCTGGCTTTCCATCGTTTTGACTGTGTGCTGGAAGATGTGGCAGCCATCAAGGCGCTCACTGGCAAATAACCACTCGTTGTTCAGTTACAGACCGCGCCGACGCGGTTTTTTTATGCCCGCACAGTGTTGCGGGCAGGAGTTTCTGATGGCAGCAATAGTGGAAAAACTCAGGGCGCAGTGCCGTATTGATACAGATGATGCAACTGATGATGAGTTACTGATGCTGTATTTCCGGGCTGCCTGCCGCAAGGCAGAAAATTTTATCAACCGTAAGCTTTATGAGGAGACGGTGCCGGAAGGTGATCCTGAAGGGGTGCTTATAGCTGATGATGTTTTGCTGGCGCTCATGTTGCTGGTCGGGCACTGGTACGAAAACCGGGAAAATTCCTCAGATGTCAGCAAGGCACCAGTCCCGTTTGGTTTTTCTTCTCTGCTGGAGCCTTATCGTTTTATTCCTTTGTAGGAGGAGACATGCAGGCGGGCAGATTACGTGATCGCGTAATTATTCTGAATGTCACCACCGCCCGCTCTCCGTCAGGGCATCCGGTGGAGACGGTGACGGAGGGAGCTACCGTATGGGCAGAAGTTAAGGGTATCAGCGGGAGGGAGATAATCTCAGGCGGAGCAGAAACCGCTCAGGCTACGGTCAGAGTCTGGATGAGATTCCGGCGCGATGTGACAGCGACTTCACGTCTGAAAGTGCTGACCGGTGCATTTAAAGGGGCCATTCTGGGTATAGAAGGTCCACCAATACCGGATGCACGCGCTACCCGGCTTGAAATACTCTGCAGCCTGAAGGGGAATGTGTGATGGATTTCAGTCTTGATTTTTCCGGCCTGGCGGATATTGCACGGGATCTGGAGACGCTCAGCAGGGCAGAAAACAATAAGGTTCTGCGCGATGCCACCCGTGCCGGTGCTGAAGTTATGCGGGATGCAGTTGTTGAACGTGCGCCGGAGCGAACCGGGAAACTGAAGAAAAATGTGGTTGTTCTCACTCAGCGTTCAAAGCGTCGGGGGGAAATTATCTCGGGTGTCCACATTCGCGGACGGAACCTGCGAACCGGAAACAGTGATAACAGCATGAAAGCCAGCGATCCCCGAAATGCATTTTACTGGCGCTTTGTGGAGCTGGGAACGATAAACATGCCCGCGCATCCATTCATTCGCCCGGCTTTCGATACGACAGAGGAGCTGGCGGCGCAGGTTGCCATACAGCGAATGAATCAGGCTATTGATGAGGTCTTAAGTAAATGAGGGAGGGCACACTGTATTCCCTGTTGTCTCAGCTGGCCGGAGGACAGGTTTATCCTTATGTGGTCCCGCTGACGGAGGGAAAGCCTGCGGTATCTCCGCCGTGGCTGGTGTTTTCTGTGGTGTCTGACACGGCATCTGATGTGCTTGATGGGCAGGCTGAATCCAGAATTACCGTGCAGATCGATGTCTGGGCGACAGTACCTGATGACGCAGATGATATTCGTGAGCAGGCGCTTGATGCAGTAAGGAAACTGGCACCCTCCGTTATTTCTAAAACGCAGGGGTATGATCCTGACTCCCGTCTGAGCAGAGCCACGCTTGAATTTCAGGTAATAGCCTGAGGTCGTTAATGATTTTACCCACCCGCCGCTGGCGGGTTTTTTATTTTCAGGAGACGAGTATGTCCTCTAATTTTGAGCGTTCGCAACTGACGAAAATTATGATTTCGTCTGCACCGGTAACAGCAGAAACCCTGGATTCTGCCAGCTATCTTGGCCTGAGCTGTACAATCAAAGAGGTGCAGTTTACTGCAGGACAAAAGCAGGATATTGATGTCACCACGCTGTGTTCTGTTGAGCAGGAAAATATTAACGGCCTTGGTGCTGCTTCAGAGATTTCCATGTCAGGCAACTTTTACCTCAATGCTGCCCAGAACGCGTTGCGCAGTGCCTATGACAATGACACCACGTATGGCTTTAAAGTTATTTTTCCGTCAGGCAACGGATTTACCTTTATGGCAGAGGTGCGTCAGCATACCTGGTCTGCAGGAACCAATGGTGTTGTGGCTGCAACGTTTTCTCTGCGCCTGAAAGGTAAACCTGTGCTGACGACAGAGCCGCTGAAAGTGAAGGTCGATTTAAAAAGCACGCTGCGGGTTGCTTCCGGATCGAAACTTGAAATGGCGGTTGAGGCTGCGGGTGGTGTGCCGCCTTATTCTTATGTCTGGAAGAAAGGTGGTTCTCCTGTTTCCGGACAGACGGCGGCAACGTTCAGTAAGGCATCGGCAGTATCCGGTTATGCGGGTGCATATACCTGCGAGATTTCTGATTCAGCAAGCCCGGTTAACAAAGTGACCTCTACTTCCTGCACTGTTACCGTCAGTTAATGAGGATAGATGTGATGACTAAAAATATCCGTAATCTGGCACTGGCAACGATGTCGGGGTTTCGCCATAAAACTGTTGATGTGCCTGAATGGGAAGGGGCAACGGTTGTATTACGGGAACCTTCTGCAGAAGCCTGGTTGCGCTGGCAGGAGATCGTTAAAGCAAAAGATGATGAGACACCGTTATCCGTTGCGGAGCGCGCCCGCCGAAATCTGGAAGCGGATGTTGAACTGTTCATCGATGTTCTGTGTGATACCGGACTGCAACCTGTATTTTCAGAGGATGATCGTGAACAGGTGATTGCCGTGTATGGCCCGGTGCATGCGCGGCTTCTTCGGCAGTCTCTGGAACTAATCAGTGATGCCGGCGAGGTTAAAAAAAAGTAGCGCTTCCGGGGATGCGTTTTCTGATGATGCTGGCGCTCAGGATGGGGCGCACATTGTCAGAGTTACGCCGGGAAATGTCCGCATCAGAAATCATGATGTGGGCAGAATTTGACAGGTTCAGCCCGCTGGGGGACGAACGGGCTGATATCCGGGCTGCCCAGATTGTTTCAGCTGTTTACGGTGCGCAGGGGGTCAAAGTGCCACTGAATGATGCGCTTCTTCAGTGGGAGAAGGAGCAGACAGAAGGCGTATCAGATCCATTTGCTGGACTGGAAAACGCGCTTTTAATAGTGTCTCAGTGAGTCAACATAACCGCTTCGGCGGTTTTTTTTCGTCCGGAGAATGAGTGTGGCGACATTACGTGAACTGATTATTAAAATCTCGGCAAATTCCCGGTCATTCCAGTCAGAGATCTCCCGGGCTTCGCGTATGGGGCAGGATTACTACCGTACCATGCAGAACGGAGGCCGACAGTCCGCTGCTGCATCCCGTGAAATGCGGCGTGCACTGGCAGAAGTGACGGATCAGATAAATACAGCTAAATCTTCGGCACTGAACATGGCGGGGGCATTTGCCGGGGCTTTTGCTACCGGTCATCTTATTTCTCTCGCCGATGAGTGGAATTCAGTAAATGCCCGTCTGAAGCAGGCCTCACAGTCCAGTGATGATTTTCAGTCATCACAGCGTGAATTAATGGCGATCAGCCAGAGAACGGGGACGGCGTTTTCTGATAACGCCAGCCTTTTTGCCCGTTCTGCAGCTTCCATGCGGGAGTATGGTTACAGTTCTGAGGAGGTACTGAAAGTCACCGAGGCGATCTCCACGGGCCTGAAATTATCCGGTGCCAGTACAGCAGAAGCCAGTTCGGTGATCACGCAGTTCAGTCAGGCACTGGCGCAGGGAGTGCTGCGCGGTGAAGAGTTTAACTCGGTGAATGAGAACGGCGATCGTGTTATTCGTGCGCTGGCTGCGGGAATGGGGGTTGCCCGTAAGGATCTGAAGGCCATGGCGGATAACGGAAAACTGACCGCCGATAAGGTTGTTCCTGCACTGATTAGTCAGCTTGGGGCGTTGCGTGATGAATATGCAGCAATGCCTGATACGGTTTCATCCTCTGCAACCAAAGTTGAAAACGCCTTTATGGCCTGGGTTGGTGGTGCGAACGAGGCAAGCGGAGTGACGAAGACGCTCTCCGGTGTGCTGAATGGTATTGCAGGCAATATTGACACCGTGGCAACCGCTGCTGGTGCTCTGGTTGCCGTCGGGGTAGCCCGATATTTTGGCAATATGGCGTCGTCTGCTGGATCTGCAACTGCCGGATTAATTACTGCAGCCAGAAACGAAGTGGCTCTTGCTGAAGTGCAACTTCGGGGGACACAGATAGCAACCGCCAGGGCGCGTGCGGCGGTTTATCGTGCGCAACAGGCGGTTGTTGCTGCTCGCGGTACCGAAAGGCAGGCCGCAGCAGAAGCGAAGCTGACAGCTGCCCAGGTGTCACTTACCCGTAATATTGCGGCCAGAACAGCGGCACAGACAACGCTGAATAATGTTACGTCAGTGGGGAGTCGTTTATTAAGTGGCGCGCTGGGGCTGGTTGGTGGTGTGCCGGGACTCGTCATGCTGGGGGCTGCGGCCTGGTACACGATGTATCAGAATCAGGAGCAGGCCAGAGAATCTGCACGACAGTATGCCGCAACAATCGACGAAATTCGCCAGAAAACGTCGGCAATGTCGCTTCCTGAAGCGTCAGATAATGAGGAAAAGACGCGACAGGCACTGAAGGAGCAAAACAGGTTAATTGACGAGCAGAAAAGTAAGATTAAATCCTTACAGGAAAAAATTGCTGGCTATCAGTATGTGCTGGCAAACCCGGGCTGGACAACCGATAACGGTTTTATGATTAACCACATGACGTCGGTAAAAACTGTCACAGAAGGGCTTGCAGAAGCAACAAATCAACTGGCAGTTGAACAGTCTCGCCTCACTCAAATGCAGGGCAAAGCGCAATCCATTCAGGATGTGCTTGCCGGGCTGGAGGAGCGACGGGTGGCGTTGATCCGTCAACAGGCAGCGGAACAAAACAAAGCGTATCAGTCCCTGTTGATCATGAATGGGCAGCATACCGAGTTTAATCGCCTTCTCGGGCTCGGTAATGAATTACTTCAGCAGCGACAGGGGCTGGTGAATGTACCGTTACGGCTACCACAGGCAACCCTGGATGATAAACAGCAGACCGCACTGAATAACAGCGAGCGCGAACTGGCTCTGTCCCGCCTGAAGGGGGAAGCTCGTGAGCGTGCCCGCCTGGGTTATGCTGCGGATGATCTCGGCTTTGTGGGAGAGGCGTATCAGACAGCAAGACTGAATTATATAAATAACTCACTGGATGCATGGCGAAATAACCAGGCAAATAAACCCAAAGCGCATAAAAAGACCGAAGCGGAAAAAATAGAAGATACTTATAAGCAACTGATTAAACAGCAAAAAGAGCAAATAGCACTGGCAGGGCAGAATACTGAACTGGCTAAGATGAAATATCAGGTCAGCCAGGGCGAATTATCAACCCTGTCAGAAGCGCAGAAAAAAACGCTTTTGCAGAATGCAGCACTCATCGACCAGAAAAAGATTCGTGAGCAGCTTGCTGCGTATGAGAGCAGTCTGGCGGACAGTAATGCCAGTGTCAGAGCATCAAATGAGGCTCAGTTACTGGGATATGGTGAAGGCTCACGGATGCGTGAACGACTTCAGGAAATGTGGAGCATCCGGCAGGAGTTTGAGCAGAAAAATAACGAGCTACTGAGACAGTATCAGGCCGGAGAAATTGAAGAAGCCCTGTGGAAACAGGAAAAATCTCTGAATGAAAAATATCTGGAAGAGCGTCTCAGCGATCAGCAGGATTATTATGCAAAGGCTGATGCTTTACGCAGTAACTGGAATGCCGGACTCCAGGAGGGACTGACGAACTGGGCAGACAGTGCCACCGATTATGCTTCGCAGGCGGCAGATGCTGTCGTTTCCACTATGGACGGGCTGGTATCAAATATTTCCGATGCACTGGCCGGAAATGTTGTGGACTGGAGAAACTGGGGGAGTTCAATTCTCCAGGAAGTTTCAAAAATTCTGATGAACGCTGCCATCGTTAACGGGCTGAAGTCACTTTCCAAAAGCATGTCCGGTGCCGGAGGATGGCTTGGTACAGTCGGCGACTGGCTTTCCGGTGCAGTGGCAAACGCAAAAGGTGGTGTTTATACATCGGCAAATCTGAGTGCTTACAGTAACACCATTGTGGATACCCCGACGTATTTTGCTTTTGCGAAAGGTGCCGGGCTGATGGGCGAGGCCGGGCCTGAAGCAATCATGCCACTGACACGGGCAGCGGACGGCTCTCTTGGGGTCAGGGCCATTGGAAATGTGAATGGTGGCGGTGGATTTGTTTATTCTCCCGTGTATCACATCAGCATTCAGAATCAAGGGAGCAATGGCGAGATAGATGCGCGCTCAGCCAGGGGACTGGTGGATCTGATCGACAGCAGGGTTGTGTCAATTATGCAGTCATCACGTCGGGACGGAGGATTATGCAGTGCCTGAGTCTGAAGTTTTTAACTGGATCCCCCGCGAGGGGATGGAGACGACACGAAAGCCATCTGTTATTACGGTAAAGTTCGGTGACGGATATGAACAGCGACGGGCTGGTGGTCTGAATGCAGATCTGAAAACGTTTAAACCGGTATTTCGTGTCACGGATGAATATTCCCGTGCCGCGCTGGACAGTTTTTTATCCCGTCATGCCGGGGTTCGTGCTTTTTTGTGGCGTCCGCCAAAACACAACAGGACTGTCCGGGTTGTCTGCAGGGAGTGGAGCATTTCGGATAATGCCATGTATACCGATTTTAACTGTACCTTTGAAGAGGTCACTCACTGATGCAGGATATACAGCAGGAAACACTCAATGAGTGCACTAAAACGGAGCAATCCGCGCTGGTCGTGCTCTGGGAAATTGATCTGACAGAGGTCGGCGGAGATCGTTATTTCTTCTGTAATGAGCAGAACGAAAAAGGTGAACCAGTCACCTGGCAGGGGCGGCAGTATCAGGCCTATCCCATTCAGGGAAGTGGATTTGAGATGAACGGCAAAGGAGCCAGTGCAAGGCCAACGCTGAAAGTCTCTAATCTGCACGGCATGGTCACCGGGATGGCGGAAGACCTGCAGAGTCTGGTCGGCGGAACGGTGGTCAGGCGTAAGGTTTACGCCCGTTTTCTGGATGTGGTGAACTTCGTCAACGGAAACAGCGAAGCCGATCCAGAGCAGGAGGTGATCAGCCGCTGGCGCATCGAGCAGTGCAGCGAACTGAGCGCGGTGAGTGCCTCTTTTGTACTGTCCACGCCGACGGAAACGGATGGTGCTGTTTTTCCGGGACGTACCATGCTGGCCAACACCTGCACCTGGACCTATCGCGGTGATGAGTGCGGTTATCACGGTCCGGCGGTTGCGGATGAATATGACCAGCCGACGTCCGATATCACGAAGGATAAATGCAGCAAATGCCTGAGCGGCTGTAAGTTTCGCAATAACGTCGGCAACTTTGGCGGCTTCCTTTCCATTAACAAACTTTCGCAGTAATCCCATGACACAGACAGAATCAGCGATTCTGGCGCACGCCCGGCGATGTGCGCCAGCGGAGTCGTGCGGCTTCGTGGTGAGAACGCCGGAAGGGGAAAGATATTTTCCCTGCGTGAATATCTCCGGTGAGCCGGAGGCGTATTTCCGGATGTCGCCGGAGGACTGGCTGCGGGCAGAGATGCAGGGTGAGATTGTGGCGCTGGTCCACAGCCACCCCGGTGGCCTGCCCTGGCTGAGTGAGGCTGACAGGCGGCTGCAGGTGCAGAGCGATTTGCCTTGGTGGCTGGTCTGCCGGGGTGAGATTCATAAATTCCGCTGTGTGCCGCATCTTACCGGGCGGCGCTTTGAGCACGGGGCGACGGACTGTTACACGCTGTTCCGGGATGCTTATCATCTGGCGGGGATTGAGATGCCGGACTTTCATCGTGAGGATGACTGGTGGTGTAACGGCCAGAATCTCTATCTGGATAATCTGGAGGCCACAGGGCTGTATCAGGTGCCGTTGTCAGCGGCGCAGCCGGGCGATGTGCTGCTGTGCTGTTTTGGTTCATCGGTGCCGAATCATGCCGCCATTTACTGCGGCGACGGTGAGCTGTTGCACCATATTCCTGAACAACTGAGCAAACGAGAGAGGTATACCGACAAATGGCAGCGACGCACACACTCCCTCTGGCGTCACCGGGCATGGCACGCATCTGCCTTTACGGGGATTTACAACGATTTGGCAGCCGCATCGACCTTCGTGTAAAAACGGGGGCTGAAGCCATCCGGGCGTTGTCCACACAGCTCCCGGCGTTTCGTCAGAAACTGAATGACGGCTGGTATCAGGTGCGCATTGCCGGGCGTGATGCAGGTGAAACCGAATTATCTGCCCGTCTTAATGAGCCGCTGGCAAATGGTGCCGTGATCCACATCGTGCCGCGTCTGGCGGGAGCTAAAAGTGGCGGTGTGTTTCAGGTGGTGCTGGGGGCGGCGCTGATTGCGGTGGCATGGTGGAACCCTGTGGGCTGGCTGGGTGCCGCGGCTGTATCGGGCATGTATGCGGCAGGGGCCAGTATGATCCTGGGTGGTGTGGCCCAGATGCTGGCACCGAAAGCCCGGACGCCCACAGCGACCAGCACGGATAACGGTAAGCAGAACACCTATTTCTCATCACTGGATAACATGGTTGCCCAGGGCAATGTTCTGCCTGTTCTGTACGGTGAAATGCGCGTGGGGTCTCGTGTGGTTTCTCAGGAGATCAGCACGGCAGATGAAGGGGACGGTGGTCAGGTTGTGGTGATTGGCCGCTGATGCAAAATATTTCATGTGAAACCGCCCCCGGGCGGTTTTGTCGTTTATGGAGCATGACGAATGGGCAAAGGAAGCAGTAAGGGGCATACCCCGCGCGAAGCGAAGGACAACCTGAAGTCCACGCAACTGCTGAGTGTGATTGATGCCATCAGCGAAGGGCCGATTGAAGGTCCGGTGGATGGATTAAAAAGCGTGCTGCTGAACAGTACGCCGGTGCTGGACAGTGAGGGGAATACCAACATCTCCGGCGTCACGGTGGTGTTCCGGGCAGGTGAGCAGGAGCAGACACCGCCGGAAGGTTTTGAATCCTCCGGCTCCGAGACGGTGCTCGGTACAGAAGTGAAATATGACACGCCGATCACCCGCACCATCACGTCGGCAAACATCGACCGTCTGCGCTTTACCTTCGGTGTGCAGGCACTGGTGGAAACCACCTCAAAGGGTGACCGGAATCCGTCGGAAGTCCGCCTGCTGGTTCAGATACAGCGTAATGGTGGCTGGGTGACGGAAAAAGACATCACCATTAAAGGCAAAACCACCTCGCAGTATCTGGCCTCGGTGGTGGTGGATAACCTGCCGCCGCGCCCGTTTAATATCCGGATGCGCAGGATGACGCCGGAC